CTATTAATACAGCTCTAATGTATGGACTCGATAAACTGCTTCTTGCCATTTATTTTTTATTATTAATTTAGATATTATTTTGAAAGAATTCATATAAATTATCTTCCAGGGAAATCAAATCCTTTAGACTTAAATCGTTTATAGGACGCTTGGATATTTCTAAATACTTCTTCTTAAGCTTTTTAATTTTACGAGTAATATTTCCCTTTATTTCCTCGATGTCGATACTGTCTGGCTCAGCGACATCATAAATGTCGTCATAAGTGTCATCACAAGTGTCATCACAAGTGTCATCACAAGTGTCATCACAAGTGTCATCACAAGCTTCTTTAATGTCTTTAGTGTTTGCACTAGTGTCTTCTTCAGCACAAGTGTCTATACAAGTGTCTATACGAGTGTCTTCTTCAGCACGAGTGTCTTCTTCAGCACGAGTGTCTTCTTCAGCACGAGTGTCAGCACGAGTGTCAGCACGAGTGTCTTCTTCGGCACAAGTGTTAGCCGTAATACGAAGAATCCTATAAGTAGCGCGTAGATCCTTGATTACATTCAGTCTCAAATCTATATTATACAACCCATTGTCGTCTAGTATATCTTTAAAGCGAGCAGTGTCCGTAGTAATATTAAAACAAATACCACATTCCTCTAAACTAAAACTGGATTTGAGTCCGTGCTTCTTTTCAAAGAAATACAAGAGAGAATATAAGGTGTCTATAGATTGAGTCTTTACCTTAATACAAGTATCATCAATATCAATGACCTTGCATCTAAGGAGTTGAAACACCACGTGATTACCTTTCATATCAGTAATGCTGTTATTTTTAACTTGTATGTCTGTATCAATCATTTTAATACATATTTAAAAAAAAATACATTAAAAATCACGCGTTAGTATAATATACATGGCAGAAGAGAGCTTCATAAACGATATATTCAGCGAACTTGATTCTGAGGAACTTCAAAAGAACATTAAGGCATTCATCGTCAAACCAATCATATCTATGATATATAATGACCTATTTCCCTATATATGCTTCTTTGCGAGTATATTACTCGTGTGTATATTTCTACTATTATTTGTAGTGTTCATCTTAGCATTTTCGCATTAGCATTTTCGCATTATTATTAACCTATCACCTATTTACCTATAAGCAGTCGATGAATTCCTATACATATAATCTAATAACGAATCTTTAATTTTGTCGTCAAATTCAAAGTCTAAATGAAAAGACCCTGGAATGTTCAGCACATTAAGTGATTTAAACACATCCTTTAGTAAGTTATTTAAAACCATCTCATTCTCTTCATACCATATATCAAAATCTACAGACTTTCGCATTTTCATGCTATAATATATTTATCTAAATCAAAACGACTAATCTTTAAATGGATCGTGAAGAGATATTCCTTAGCTATAACCTGGATGCACTCCTTGATATATATGAAAAACTTAAAGAAAGATCTATTTATACTGGCATCATGGATATGGTGTCAAAGAGTAGTGATTTCATAAATGTCATATTATCAAGCTTGGAATTCTATGATATTCCGAGCGAGGAAGGTATCAATGTCAGCAACAATAATGACCAAGATAATGAAATTGAATATTATAATAATGAATCGTAAAAAAAAATAACAGTATATAATAAAAATGGCACCTACTGAACCTACTGAACCTCAACCTCAAAAAACATCATCTTGTATGGGCGGTGCTAAACGTATGCCTAAGCCTAAGCCCGCTATGCCTGCTATGCCAAAGCCTAAGCCCGCTATGCCTAAGAAAGGTGGTTCGGTTCTATCTGATATGTCTAAGTTAGCTGTTCCATTCGGACTGATCGCAGCTAAGAGTTCTTTAGAAGCCTTCTTAAAAAACAGAAAATCGGTTAAGAAACCCGCGGCACCAGTGAAGGCACCAGTGAAGGCACCAGTGAAGGCACCAGTGAAGGCACCAGTGAAGGCACCAGTGAAGGCACCAGCGAAGGCACCAGCGAAGAAGCCTAAAGCTTAATAAACATATTATTAGATAATTTGGCAATTAGTGCCTCTATTTTTTCTTCATAAACACATTGAAGTGTTTGTTTAAAATTATATATATAAGACAATTCCGTTATGTCCTCAAGTGAATAACCAGCATTCAGATTTTTTATGATGAAGATGCTTCGCTGATTGAAAGTCTCGATGTTTTCATCAGGAGCTCTTTTGATGTCTATAATAACGTTATTATGTTTAACCAACATGATGATGATGATGATGAAAGATTATCAAAGATGATGATTTTATTTTTAATATACACGTCAAATGTTTATATCAATTTTTACACATGAAGAAAGAATATAAATTTAAAAATCTTTTTTTAATTAAATGATGATCCCTGTATCTTATAATAAAACCACAGGCAAATATGAATTCAAAGTGACTAATGTTTTACCTAAAGAATTTCTTAACCTCTTAAACGATATTGTCAAATTCACACTGGTCATCTTAGTCTTTAATCTCATGCTCTATTCCCGTGACTCAAAACTCACATCATTCTCCACGTTCCTAGAACAAACTATATACGTTGTCCTCGGACTGGCATTTTACTGGATCGTTTTTGATAAATTATTTAAAATGACATAAGTCTTATACTTGTAAAGAGATATGACTCGGTCTACAGCAGCACTCAAAGATAAAACTCTACATAACATTGATGATGTAGATCTCGATAAGACACTACATTTATATCTACCAGAGAACAACACTATCATCAACAAGAATGTCCTCCACGACGCAGAAATCACTGAATCTTTTTCTGGTTCATCAACAGTCTGTGATGAATTTAAACAACATATTACATTTAAACAATCTCATAACTATTTATGCGAGATTCTCTCTCACCCCATTCACGACCCAAAACTACTTAAAGAAAGACAGAGCTTCCTGAGCGGTCTGGACGATCAACGGATCAAAGAGCAAATGAATATGATTCTGAACAACATATCAAGCATAAATTGGATTTTTACAAAGAGAGATAAAGAAATAGAGGATATACTCAACACAGTATACTACTCGTGGTGGATATTCAAAGGATGCAACTCCTCATCATCAGCACTCACTATGAAGAATGTATATTCAATCATGCTATCGCCGACTATAGGCATATTATCTCCAGTTCTATATTTCATCATTCCATACATCATCTTAAGGTGGAAATTTAAATTCCAAATCCCTTTTAAAACATACATCAGAACACTCTATCAAATCTCTACCAGCAATCTATTCAACGTTAAAGGCCATAGCTTCATGAAGTCCATTTCTCTTATATCATACATATCTTCTATCGTCTTCTATTTTCAAGGCATACTACAATCTATAGAAACCGCAAAATTCACTATGTCCATCTCATCGATGATCACAGGCAACATGAATAAAATGATAGAAATATATAACACCTATAACACCTTATGTGATACACACGAGCTGCATCTGAATCCCTTCTACACCATAGATAATGTTGTTCGTATAGATGCATATAAAGCGTGTGGTAATACAAACACGAGTGTGCCATTCTCTAACTTCGGTGAAAAACTCAAGCTATACAAGACCATTCCTAAAGAAGAAATCAAACAACTCATGAATCACATATACGTCTTCGATTCTCTATGTGCCATCAAATCAACCATCAATGCAAAATCTCTACATCCATCATCATTCGATTTAAAATCCACTCGACCTTACTTGGCATTTAAAGGATTATGGCATATTAATCTGGACCCGCTTTACTCTGTGAAAAACGATTATAACAATAATTGTATCAAGAGAAACTCTATAATAACTGGACCAAACGCTGCTGGTAAATCCACATTCATCAAATCACTACTCGTCAATATCATATTATCGCAAACAATCGCTCATTGCGCAGCTGATGAAGTTATCATGACTCCCTTTCAATATATAGGATCGCAGATAAACATACCCGATTGTAAAGGGAAAGAATCGCTCTTTGAAGCAGAGATGTATCGCTGTAAAGAAAATATTGATTTTGTAAGGGAAAACGTTGATATGAAGTCTATAGTATTCATGGATGAAATCTTTAACAGCACAAATGCTATAGAGGGTATAAGTGGCGCATACTCTATATTGAAGAACTTAGCAAAGTATGAGAACACTACTGTGATCATCACAACTCACTTCCCATATTTGGCTAAACTACATAAGGATTCAAATTTCAGTCTCTATAAATTCGATTCCATTAAAAACGATTCGAATATGATAGATTATACCTATAAAATATCTAAAGGATTAAGCAAACAATATATTGCTCTAGAGATTTTAAAGGAGCATGCATTTGATGATGATATTATATCTGAGGCAAATAGAATTAAGGATTATATATTACATGGTGCAGCATAGGTTTTGTGTTGTGTCCAATTTATTTAAATAAATAACTTAAGACTGTATAAAAATGGCACCATCGAATACAAAGTTTATCATCAAGCCTAAGTTGAACATGCATCATTTAGTTATCTTAGGTGTTTTCCTGATTAGCAGTTTCATATTATACAGGATGATCTCTTCAGTGCGGCGTCAATGCATGTCTTTAAAGAATGAGTTTGATTCTTTAAAAATGGCATATAACGAACAAGCTTCGAAGGCAGCGATCGTAGTAAATGATTTTGAAAAGTTTTCTGCAGTTCAGAATGATGATAACATATCTATTAATTCGGAGGAGATCAACACTATTTTAAGGAAGATAAACGTGGATGATCATAGTTATGAAGCGGATATTAAGGAACAACCTGAAAGCAATGATGGCGAGAAAACAGTTAAGAGCGAATATAAACCGTTAAATGTCGAAAATGAAGGTATTTATGCCCGTGATAATGGCGTTGAAAACAATAAAAAGATTGTTGAAATTGATGATGTTGAAGGAGATGATGTAGAAGGCGTTGATGTGGAAGGCGTTGATGAAGTTGGTGCTTATACGGAAGGTTATCTTAAAAGACAATCTATAAGCTATCTCAAGAATATTCTAAAAAAACAAAACAAGTCGGTTAAAGGAAACAAATCGGAATTAATAAAATCTATTTTGGAATAAAAATTCTGATTATATATATAAAAGCGATGGCTTCATGTAATGAGTGCGGAACACGACCATCTACAAAAACTAATGCCGACACTGTGATTGATTTATGTCCTTTCAATAAGATGGCCGACGGTAGAGCATTCACCGATTATAGATCAAGATGCCAAAAGGTGACCTCTATGTCCAGCTATGATGAGAGAATGTTCATCATGAACAACGCCGAGTCTCTAATCGCCTCTACTAACAATAAATTTGTATGCTCCTCTTGCGCTCTCAAGTCTCCTGACGCTAAGTCTACGATGTTGCCCGAACAGTTTAAGCAAGTTTGTAACAAAAACACTTGCACCTTCCAAATGAACGATGAAAATGGCGTTGGACTTGGAAGATAAGATAAAATAAAAAATATACGTTATAATAATAAAATGAATAGCGAATGTGTGTATGAAGTATATCCATTTAAAAAAGATATGCATATTCGAGGATACTTTACAGAAAACATAGATGGTAACGTCATATACTATATAGCACCAAGTCCTCCAGACTATAGAGCGAGCTTTAGTGGATCAGCTCTTCCTTATGCGAATGAAGAACAAGCTTACGATGAAACACCTAACATTGGTAAAGTCATCCTAAAAAATAATACATTTGCATTCGACATAGCTACTCCCAATGGATACTATGAGGATTTCTCAAGCAAGATAGTGTCTCCACTCGTGTATATAAACTATAAAATAGGTGGCGTAGAAAAGAATTTAAAGATTAATTTAGCCGATTCATCTGTTCCTTATAGATCTCTTACGCATCCCGCTAATTATAACGAAATGTTCTATGCGAACGAAAATCTTCCTATTAGAACTCAAGAGGCTGTCATAAGAGATTCTAAATATCCTATGACAAACAATAAAAATACTACTGACAGTGCAAGTGCATTTTGGGGTCTAAAACCAGCTTGTTAATTTAGAGAGAAGTCCCTCATCATTTTTTTTATTCACTACATCAGTTTTAACATGAACCTTTGTATTCTCATAATCTCGCATGATATCATCATACGATTCAAGATCCTTAAACTGTAAATTCATCAGGTCACCTTCCTTCTTCACTTCAACCTCCTTAGAGGTGGCAGCGACATCGGCAGTAGCACCTTGTGGAGCAGCACCCTGTCTTTTTGGTTTGGAATTCAACAGCTTATCATATTCTAACTCTGTAATAGATAACTCTTCAGAATCTGCATCATATAGATCTTGAATACCCTTTAAGTTCAATTGTTTTTGTTCATATATCTTGTCTATGAGCTGATTAATTTCCTCTGAATATTTACCTTTAGCTCTTAGAGATTTATCAAGGTAAATATTATTGAGACCTATCTTGCGAAGCTGATTGACCAACTCTTCCTCATCATTAATCTGACTCTGTATGGTCGCCTTAGAGGTATCATTTATCATCGATGCGCTCTTCAATATATTATTCTCATCGAAGAAAGAACACAACTTATTACTTGAGTAATCATCAAGACTCTTACAATACGATAAAACATCTTTGAAACATTTGTCGTTGGACACAATACTGGAGTTATCAGTCCAATCAAGAATAGAGGCACAGTTATTCGTCTTACATAATGTTGTATCAGAGAATGGACACGTCATATATTGTTCCACCTTATTAATCTTAGTCTCTATCTGAACATACCTGGGATCCAGCCTGAATTTGACATCATTAAAGTATTTAAACATATCGTTGATCTCATTTAAACCGATAGCTCTGTTGAATATGCCTAAGGCATTTAGATAGCAGTTTAAAGGGACGTTCGCATACACAGGATTGTCGCTTTCAGATTCAGGAGTAGGACGCACTACGTTGGCATTCATCGTAATCTTGTAGGTATTTGTCAAGTTTGGCGGAGCATCTCGGCTGTCATTTAAGGCAGAGTTGATATTCGTGCTTATCAGAGGAGATGACGCTAAAGTCTGATCGTCTAAGATGACTCTCAACGTATTATCACTGGTTTTTAAAAGAGTAAACATGTGATACTTATTATCGAAATAATTCTTATTTTTATCATTCTCATCAGCTATCGATGTATGAACGTAATTGTGTTCTTGAGGAAACACCTTTCCTTTCCAATGAATCTTGATGCTGGGATTGACGTATGCATTTTGAAACTCATATTCAACACCTAAAATATTTTGCTCATGATGAATAGGAATGTTTATAAGAAACACATTCTTCGTTATACCACCTACATCATACTTCACTGGTATGAACTTAGCATACCATATAATGGTGAAGGATTGTTCGTTGAACTTTAAATCCTTAGGATACATTGTTGTAAGTGGCTGCTTGAAATTGATCAGTAAGCCTTCGTTTTGAGTTAAGATGTTATCCGCATTGGTGTTCAAATTCACTACATTCCTATCACTGCTAACATTAGGTAGCTGTATATGATTTAACATTAAATTATTTTTGTAATCAACCATATTCTTCTGGAATGATGAGATATAGAATAACAGTGTGCCATCCTTATTAAACTTGGTTGAAAATTCATCAACAAAATCTGGCTTACTAAATCTTAGGCTTTCACTTAACTCTATCTGTAAGTTGTTTTGATAAGTAGCCACTGGCTCAGATGTAGAAGTTGTTGCTGGTGCTTCTTGTGCAAGTGCTGGTGCAGGTGCAAGTGATGGTGCTGGTGCTTCTTGTGCAACTTCAGGTGCTGGTACAAGTGCTGGTGCTTCTTGTGCAACTACTGGTGTTTCTTGTGCTGCAGGTGCTGGCGGCATTTGCATAGAATCTTCCTCAAACTTCTCTATATCATCTCTATACAGATATATGCACACTAATACTGATGTGATACTAAAAAGAAACGCATAGAAATTGTATGTAGAACTCAATATCTTTTTATTGTCCAATATCAAAGTAAATAATACAACTGTAAATAATGCTGTAAATAGATGCTTTATTGAAATCATTTGTTATTTTATCTAATAT